TTAGGTGAAGCGGCAGAGATTGCATCCACAGCCTTAAATGCATTTAAAGCAGATCATCTTTCTGTTGCGGATGCAGCAAACATTTTATCTGGAGCCGCTAATGCTTCAGCAACAGATGTACGTGAGCTGAAATATGGTTTAGCGGCATCATCGGCAGTAGCAGCAGGAGCAGGGATGACGTTTAAAGATACAGCTACAACTCTAGCTGTATTTGCGCAGAATGGTTTAAAAGGTTCAGATGCAGGTACATCTTTAAAAACGATGCTGATGAGGTTGAACCCCACTACTAAAGAAGCATATAACCAAATGAAAGATCTGGGGCTCATCACTTATAATGCGCAAGCAGGATTTGATTTCTTGGTTAAAAATGGAGTTACACCAGCGTCTAGAAGTGTGGGAGACATTGAAACAGCTCTTGAAGGATATGTAATGAAGACAGAAGGAGCGAAGAAATGGAATAAAAAATGTGAAACAACATTTCGTGAATTAGCAACAAGCTCCGCTTTCCTATCATCGAAATTCTATGATCAACAGGGGCATATTCAAAGTTTAGAAAATATTTCAGGAACCCTTCATGAATCGATGAAAGATTTAACAGACCAGCAACGTAGTATGGCTTTAGAAACGTTATTTGGATCGGATGCTGTACGTGGTGCAACGATTCTTTTCAAAGAAGGTGCGAATGGGGTAAACAGCATGTGGGATGCCATGTCAAAAGTGACAGCAGCTGAGGTTGCAGCCACTAAGATTGATACATTAAAGGGACGTCTTACATTACTAGATTCAGCGTTTTCGACAATGAAAAAGACAATTGGTGATGCGCTTGCCCCTGTGGTTAGTGTTTTTGTTGCTGGATTGCAGAAGCTTGTAGATGGATTTAACTCATTACCAGGGCCAGTACAAAAGGCCATTGCAATTACAGGTGGTATTGTTCTTGCGCTAACAGCGGTTGCTACTGTTATTGGAGTAATAATGGGGGCAATCGGTATGGTTGTTTCTGGCATTGGTTCTTTAGCAATAGCAATGGGTGTAGCTACAGCGGCTACTAGTGTAACGGGCGCAGCTTTAGGAATATTAACCGCAGTTTTAGGACCAGTAGCAATTGCATTAGGTGTGGTGGCGGCCGCTGTTGGTGTTGGGGTATTAGCATATAAAGGATATCAAAAAGCAACTGAAGACAGTATTGCTTCTGTAGATCGCTTTGCTACAAATACAGAAGGGAAAGTAAGTTCTTCTACAAAGAAAGTTCTTGGTGAGTATTTCAAGCTGTCTGATGGCATTAGACAAAAGTTGACTGAAATTAGATTGATGAAGCGGCAGAGATTGCATCCACAGCCTTAAATGCATTTAAAGCAGATCATCTTTCTGTTGCGGATGCAGCAAACATTTTATCTGGAGCCGCTAATGCTTCAGCAACAGATGTACGTGAGCTGAAATATGGTTTAGCGGCATCATCGGCAGTAGCAGCAGGAGCAGGGATGACGTTTAAAGATACAGCTACAACTCTAGCTGTATTTGCGCAGAATGGTTTAAAAGGTTCAGATGCAGGTACATCTTTAAAAACGATGCTGATGAGGTTGAACCCCACTACTAAAGAAGCATATAACCAAATGAAAGATCTGGGGCTCATCACTTATAATGCGCAAGCAGGATTTGATTTCTTGGTTAAAAATGGAGTTACACCAGCGTCTAGAAGTGTGGGAGACATTGAAACAGCTCTTGAAGGATATGTAATGAAGACAGAAGGAGCGAAGAAATGGAATAAAAAATGTGAAACAACATTTCGTGAATTAGCAACAAGCTCCGCTTTCCTATCATCGAAATTCTATGATCAACAGGGGCATATTCAAAGTTTAGAAAATATTTCAGGAACCCTTCATGAATCGATGAAAGATTTAACAGACCAGCAACGTAGTATGGCTTTAGAAACGTTATTTGGATCGGATGCTGTACGTGGTGCAACTATTCTTTTTAAAGAAGGTGCGAATGGGGTAAATAGCATGTGGGATGCCATGTCAAAAGTGACAGCAGCTGAGGTTGCAGCCACTAAGATTGATACATTAAAGGGACGTCTTACATTACTAGATTCAGCGTTTTCGACAATGAAAAAGACAATTGGTGATGCGCTTGCCCCTGTGGTTAGTGTTTTTGTTGCTGGGTTGCAGAAACTTGTGGATGGATTCAACGCATTACCTGGACCAGTACAAAAGGCTATCGCAATTACAGGTGGTATTGTTCTTGCACTTACAGCAATAGCAACAGCAATAGGTGTAGTTCTTGCTGCATTCGGGATGATTATGTCAGGAATTGGAGCATTAGCAACAGCATTAGGAATTGCTGGTGGTGCTGCAGGTCTTGCTGGTGCTGCGGTTGGTGTGTTAGGAAGTGCATTGGGAGTGCTTCTTGGACCTGTTGGTTTAATAGCAGCAGCTCTTATTGGAACTGGGGTTGTCGCATATAAAGCATATCAAAAAGCAACTGAAGACAGTATCGCTTCAGTAGATCGTTTTGCTACGAATAATAAGTTAGCACAAGATGAATATCAAAAAGCTTTAGCTAGTTCAGATGCAGCAACAAAAAAATATATGAAACAACAAACCGGAGAAATTAGTTCATCGACTAAAAAAGTTCTTGGCGACTATTTTAAGTTATCCGATGGTATTAGACAAAAGCTAACTGAAATTAAACTGAATCATGAAGTAATGACAACCGAACAAGCTCAAAAACTTGGTCAGCAATACGATCAATTAACTGAGAAAATCATTACAAAAGTTGATGAGCGCAAGCAAAAAGAAACGGAACGCTTGAGAAAATTGTTTGCTGATTCATATGTTCTTACGAGTGAAGAGGAAAATAAAAGGCTAGAGTTATTAAATCAAAAATATGAAGATGAGAAAATAAAAGTAGCAGAAAAGAATCAGAAAATAAAAGAGATTAATGATTTAGCGGCATCAGAACATCGAGAAAAGACACATAGTGAGAATGTTGCTATTCAAGCTTTACAAGACGAAATGGATAGAATAGCTGTTCAGCACATGACACAAAATCAGATGGAGCAAAAAGTAATTCTTGAGAATATGCGTGTACAGGCTAGTGAAATATCCGCAAGACAAGCAGCAGAAGTTGTTGAAAATAGTGCTAAAACAAGAGATAAAGTCATTAAAGATGCGGAAAAGACACGTAATGACAAAATAGCAGAAGCCATTAGACAACGCGATGAGATAGGCAGTTTAAATGCACAAGAAGCTGAGGCTGTAATTGCCGAAGCCAAACGTCAGTATGACAGCACTGTTTCAACAGCACGAGATAAGCATAAGGAAATTGTGAGTGAAGCAAAATCCCAAGCTGGGGAACACGCAAATCAAGTTGATTGGGAAACTGGTCAGATAAAATCCAAATACCAAGTAATGAAAGATGATGTCGTTCAAAAGATGAAAGAAACTTGGTCCGGTATAACGAAATGGTGGGAAGAAACCAAAACTTCAGCCGACAACAAGGTAGAAGAAATAAAAAATACAGTTTCAAGAAAATTTGAAGAGCAGAAAAAAGCTGTTAATGACAAAATGCGGGAGATAAAGAGCGATATTGAAGATAAGTGGAATACAGTTGAAAAATTCTTTAGCACTATAAATCTACGTTCCATTGGTAAATCCATCATAGAAGGTCTTGAAAAAGGTTTGGATGATGCGACAGGTGGGTTATATAGTAAGGCGAAAAGCATTGCTGGAGAGATTAAAAAGACTATTTCTGGAGCGTTAGAAATTAACAGTCCATCTAAAGTGATGATTCCAGTCGGTAGCGCAGTACCAGAAGGTGTTGGAGTTGGTATGGATAAAGGGAAACGATTTGTTGTAGATGCAGCAAAAAATGTAGTCGGAACCGTTAAGAAACAGATGGGGAATATGCCATCTGTTTTTGATTTTGGATTCCAAACTTCGCATTATAGTATCCCGCATAATACACTTGCTGATTTCAATGGGTATACGCAACTACAATCACCTTATAACAACGCACCTACAGCAAAAACTATGTTCTCGGATAGATCAGGTAGAGAACAAGAACTGAATGTAACGGTAAATATGACAAACGTTTTAGATGGAAAAGAACTAGCAAACGGAAGTTACGCATATACGACAAAGCTTCAAGATCGTGACCAAAAAAGAAGAGCGGAATTTTAAGGGTGGTGAGCATGGTGGGGAAACTCAGTTTTACTTTTAATAAGATCAGAAAAGATTATATTCAAATGCTAGTTGGAAGAAAACGCCCTTCCTGGGCTCCAGTTAAAAGAAAATTAGTAAGAGTCCCTCATCGCGCAGGGGCTCTTTTTCTTCATACAGAAACGGAGGAACGTCGTATTGATGTTCCTCTTGTAATTAAAGCGAAAAAAGATATGGCTGATTTACAAAAGGTAAAAGAAGATTTAGCGGATTGGCTTTATACAGAGCAACCTGCTGAACTTGTTTTTGATGATGAATTAGATAGGACTTATCTAGCATTAATCGATGGTTCTGTTGACTTGGATGAAATAATTAATAGAGGTAAAGGCGTTATTACTTTTGTTTGTCCAATGCCATATAAATTAGGAAAACAAAATATTCACACGTTCTCTCAAAAAGGTGATACTGAAGTTACAACTTCTTTTATTAATCAAGGGAATATAGAAGCACCTCCAATTATTGAAATCGAAGCACAGAAACCAAGTACATTTTTAGATGTGTGGTTTGGTGAGTCCCCTTATAATCGTGATTACTTCAGAATCGGTTATCCCTTAAAAACAGAGCAACTACCTGTCGAAAGAAATCAAAGGCTTATATGGGATGAAATGGCTACCACTGTAGGTTGGAGTAAAGTCAGTTCAATGGAAGATGGTGATCCGGTTGGTGAAATGAAGTCCGATAAATACCAATTCTATTGTTCTGATTTTGGTACCAGTACAAGCAAAGGATGGCATGGTGCAGCTGTTAAAAAAAATATACCTGGCGGTCCAGTACAAGATTTCATTATGCAAGCTTATGTTACATGTAAGAGTAAAAAGATTAATGAAATGGGCCGAGTGGAGATAGCGATACTTGATGAAAATAGCAAGGTTCTTTCAAAAATTGCTATGAACGACCTCTTTTGGCAAGCTGAACAAAATTTCGGAACGATGGTTATTGGATATGATAACAAGCCAGGAAAAACAGGACTGATTTATGAGAGTGGTGATTATCCGAATACATGGAATCAGTATTTTGGTCGATTGTGGATAGCTAGAACAGGAAATGTATGGGAAGCTTATATTTCAAAATTCTTACCAGGGACAGAGAAAGATGATTCAGAACGTTTTGCGCGGTGGACAGATGAAAATAACTACCATATGGAAAAAGCTGCACAAATTCAGATTAGTATTATGCAATGGCAAGATGTTCCGCCCGTAGAAGCGATGTCAGTTAGTGATTTAAAGTTTTGGAAAGTAAATTTAAATACCAAAAACGATCCGCCTTACATTTTTGATGCAAGAGACAAAATTATTATTGATACAGAAAAAAGTCTTGTAACAATTAACGGTAAGAATGCAATTAATTTAAAAGACATTTTTAGTAATTTTCCAACTGTAATACGTGGCGAAAATTTAATCGAAATAATGCCACCAGATGTTAAAGCGACCGTTAGTTATAGGGAGAGATATAGATGAGAACACCAAGCGGCATTTTGCATGTTGTGGATTTTAAAACAGATCAAATCGTTGCAGCTATCCAG